TTAGTTCAGGCATGGAGCGTCTAAGTATCAACGCCCTATGAGCAGCCCTGTGAGCGAACCTAAGGGGATCTACGAGCATAGCATAGGACTTACCACCCCCTGCTGCACCACCATACAATACGTCTGTCTCAGGAGCCGCTAAGAAGTCTGTCTGCGGCCCTTCATTCGGACTAAAGATAACATTCTTTAAAGCTTCTTCTTGCAATCTTTTAGGAAGTTGCTCTACAGCATCTTCAGTAATAACTGTACCTGTGGCAGTAGTCTTGTTATCTAACTTATTTAACGTAGCCTTAGAAGTTTTTAAAGAAGTCTTTTGATTCTTTATCTTCTGTTCAGCTTTGGCAATAAGTTTTTCTTTTACTCTTACAGCCTTGCGAGCTTCCATTTTATTCTGGGTAGCCCTACTGTAATTGTAACCCCTAGATTTAGAACCCTTAGCTCTTCCAGATCTCTTTTTAGGAGTACCATCTAGCTTTAATACAAAGTTACCATCCTCATCTGTTTGGTAGTTTGCTGGGTTAGCTTCCCAATCAGTCATTCTCTACAATCTTCTTTAGCCCGGCGTGGCTTAACTTACGTCCTGTCTTGTATTCAAGCCATGAAGCACCTTCACGTAAACTTAAAGATCTATCTTTTATTAGTGGCTTTATCTCATTTAATATACTAAGTTGTTCTGGAACCTCTTCTAGAAATCTAGTATCCTCAGAAAGCGTGTAACCAAAGGGGATTGTAGAGCTTGACCTACGTTTCAACATTAATAACTACCTCTTCTTTAGCAGGTAGCACAAAGATTCCTCCCTCAACTTTGTGACTGACATCTAACTTGTCTGCTTTTCCTAGCCCAATACGATCTAGTATTGTCTGTGCTGCCTGTAGCTTCATATTTGCTTGAGGCATTGGATTATCAGACTCCATAACTTGCACAAGCTTCATGGCAGCTTTTGGTGCAGACTGAGCCAATATATTAGAAGCTAGATCCACAATCTCATTCTTTAAAGCCTTTGTGACTTGCCAATGAGTATTAGGAGCATAGCCAGCTAATTCGGCTGCTTGCTTAGGATCACCTCCTGTATCAACTAAATGGTCTAAGAAAGTCTGTTGTTTGGTTGTCAATTCTTTTTTCATTCTTTTATTATAGAGGTAGTTTACAGATTTGTCAAGTTTTTTCTTGACAAATCACTAAATTAACTCTATAATATTTATAGACCCACCGGGGCTATATCTATATGTATATCCTGCTTTAAAGTCCTTAGTAGCCCGATCAAACTGGTACACATCCCTGTGAGATCAGTGAGGCTTTGAAGACCCGCCTAAACTGGTATACATTGACTTTGGTACAAAATGTAAATGATTTAGTATATATAGGGGGGTACCGGCATGGCCTCCTGCGTCCCCCTCTAAAGTTCTAGGAAGAACTACAGAACCTAAGAGTTTTCCCTGCGCGTACTTTAAAGTCTAAGAAGACTTTAAAGCAGATCCTCCCAAACCTTTAAAGTCTAAGAAGACTTTAAAGGTTTGCCTCCAAAAATTAGCTAGAACTTTCTAGTTTACAAAGTAAACTAAAGTCTATTTAGTCTTTGAAGTTTAGTATAAACTTCAAAGGTCTTTATAGTTTTCAAGTACTTGAAAACTAATTCAGTGCCAACCTCCCAAATCTATCTAGCTTCTCCTAAGAGAAGCTAAAGTCCTTCCCAACTAAAAATAACTATAAAGACCTAAGAGGTCTTTAGAGTTCTTTTTATATTTCTTAATAAACCCAAAGGGTTTATTAAGGGTACTGTATGGCCCTTCTTAAATCTTCAAAGGAGGTCTTACGACCTTTGAAGATTTAAGAAGGGACATACAGGAAGGGGGCTTCGGCTCTCGACGAAAAAAAATACATTGCGAGAAATTGACTATGAAAAATACAAAATTTGACATGACCAAAGCTGCCACCGATAAAGCTATCTATGCTGTGGCCTCGACATTGGCTTATAAATACATCGGTGAGAACGACATTAAGAAGTTTGAATTCGCCAAGCTCAAGGCCCGATTCGGTGCCACGATCAAAGCGGTACACGATGGACAGCCTTTGGCTGGTGACATAAACAAATTATTCGCTGTCAAGAAAATCAACGGCAAAACCTCGGCTGCCGCAAAGTATCTTAAAGTTCTCAAGACTGAAGACTTGAAGACAAACGCTGGGCCTGACATCACGGCAAAGGCAAAGCCTTCCGCTAACTATAAAACTTCTCAAGCTCCACGTTTAGCAACTGGCGCTGATCTTGGACTCTACGCAGTTTAATTCAAGCCCTTCGGGGCTTTTACTTTTTTTAATTATAGAGATAATATATATGACTGCCGACAATAAAATATTTAATAAATATAAAAGCATTACTTATGGTTCAAAAATACTGCAAGAACAATCTAAACTCTTTACAGAGTTAAGGTTGGAGTTAGAGAATAATATACATAGTAGAGAATTGGGTGAGGCTACTCTACTTATAATAGATGAGCAAATTGAAAGGTGTAGGAGTAGGACTTCTTTTAAAACTTTAAGAATGATTAAAGATTTAATTAAATATAAAATGGAAGACTTGCTTTAAAGTTAGCCCTTCGGGGCTTTCTTACTTAATAAATCTTTAGAGGAGGTCTTACGACCTCTAAAGATTTATTAATTAAGAAGGAGACGAGATGAAAATTAAAAGGATATCGCCAGTAACTAAAAAGAATAATGTTATGGACATTGACATTACTTTGGCTCAGTATGTATCATGGGAACGTGGTGGCATACTAATTCAAAATGCAATGCCTAACATTAGCTTGGATGAACGTGAGTTTATTATATCGGGCTGTATGCCTGATGATTTCGACAGTTTATTTGGAGAATATGATGAACAATAACTTGATAAATACAATAGCTTTAAAGACTATTAAGCCTTATGAAGAGTATATTAATAATACTAAACTACCCTTAATGGGTCTTAATAGTTCTACTAAGGTCTTTAAAGGTCTTAAAAAGTATAAGTATAACACAAGTATTCTTTATTTGCAACCGGCTAATACAATATCTAAGCGTACTTTATGTGCTTACTCTAGTGTTGCTGGGTGTGAAGATGATTGCTTGGGTAAAACTTCAGGTAGAATGGTAATGAACTCTGTTCAACTTGCAATGACTCGTCGGACTGTACAATATATCAGTGATCCCGATGGCTTCAAAGAACGCCTAAGATCTGAGATATTAAAGAGTGAGTCCGATAATTATTGTGTTCGACTCAACGGTACTAGTGATGAGGATTGGTCGGACTTAATTAGCTCAATGCCTAACGTACAATTCTACGATTACACCAAGGTACTTCATAGAGTTGAGCGTAATAAATTGAGTAACTATCATTTGACATATTCAGCTTCAATGAATAATGCTAAGTGTATTAATAGTTTTAAGAAAGCTATTGCGGCTCAGTTGAATACAGTAATATCTTTTAATACTAAGGAGGCTAAGGGCGAATTTAAAATACCTGAATCAATAGTAGTAGCTGGTAAAACTATAAAGCTTACAAGCTTTGATGATACCGACTTGAGATTCTTAGATGATGACGGTGCAGTAGGCGCACTAAAACGTAAAGGTTCTAAGAAAGAAACTAGATTGGCTGAGATCGGCACCGCTAACTTCTTTGCAGACTTAGAAAATATAAAGCTTGCTGCTTGACATCGCAGTTAAATTGTTTTAAGATTGTCTAAGAAAACTAGGAAGGAGGTCTTACGACCTTCCTAGTTTTTCTTAGGTAGGCCGGTTTGAGGCACCGTGAAGCCTGACCCGTCACCTCCCTTGTGGAGCCTTAAAGAGTGACAATGAGTAGCTGGTAACTCATCATCTTATAATCAGGAGTTCTTATGAACACAGTAGTTTCTTTCTTTAAAAATAATTCAGATATAGATTGCTTGCGTGACTCTGGCTACGGCGCTGCGGACTTTGAAGTGTCTTCTACGCCAGTATTATATAAGGCTGAAGGTTTGGGAGCCTTCGGAAATATTAATTCGATGGACAGTAAAAGAGTTTATTACCGTGAAGATACCGGAGAATCCTTAGCAATCCACGGTGAGCGTTATAAGATGGTGCCTCATAAAACTATGATTGATACTGCCCGTAATGTATTGGAGCGCAGTCAGTTAAATTTAAAAGACATCAAAGAAACTATTCAAGTTGGTGACAATGGTGGGGTTTGTTTTGTTAGGCATCAGCTACCCAATCATAAGATTGAAACTCCCGATGGCGACACAGCCCTGATGGAAT